ACCGGCGCCGTCGAACTTCAGGACAACATCTTTCCCATTGGGAATTTCAAAGTCGTTCGACGCGTTGTAGGTGCCCTGGAAGATGATGACCGAGCGGCCACCGGACAGGCTGTTGCGAATATGTACGATCTTCTCAGCATCGTTGGGCGTGAGCTGGACGTAAGCCGTGGCACCAAGATCGCCGCCATCAGCAAAGTCAATGAACTTGTTCCGACCGTCCGAAGCCGCGCCGTTGGTGATCTCCAAAGCGTTAGGCGAACCGGAAGTGCCCGCACTGGCCAGGGTGACCGTAACCACCCCGTTGACCGCCTGATCAATCAAGTCAAGGTTGGTATTGGTCGTCGTGCCCCAAGTACCGGACTGTTCGCCGGTCCCGATCTTTTCAATACCAAGGTTGACGGTGTATGTGCTGGCCATTTGCTAATCCTCTATGCCGCAATCTCGTCCCAATTCGGCGTCTGACTCGCCGTGTCGTCAGACCAAGACGGGGTCTGATCCGGTATAATTCTACCCCAAACAAGAACTCTTCCCACCTCACCATTAAGGGCCGGCGAGGTGACAAAAACATTAGCTTCCGCGATAACTGTAACACCGCCCACGGAGCCTGTAACTGCTAGTCCCGTAACGTCGGCGTTGGCATCAGCCTGGACCGAAACGGTGCCAACCGTTGCGGTTGCTTCAAGACCTGTGACCGGCGTGTTTGCTTCTGCAATAACGGTGACAACGCCAACGGAAGCGGTCGCTTCAAGCCCTGTAACAGGCGCGTTGGCCTCCGCAACAACCGTTACGGAGCCAACAGAAGCCGTTGCCGAAAGACCGGTGACAGGGGTATTAGCCTCCGCAACAACCGTTACGGAGCCAACGGAAGCCGTTGCCGAGACGCCATCGACAAAAACGGCAAGGATCGGGGTTCCCCAAGAGCCTTCGCTCCAACCCGCTCGACCCCAGCCCTCATATAACGTCGAGGACGCCACGATGGCACCTACGCAATGCGGATGATGGCGTTAGAAGCATCCGCCGTCGGGAAAACCACGGTGAAATCACCCGCCGTGGACGTCTTGTCGCCGCCAAAATCCAGCACCACTACCGCCGGGTTGGTCAGCGCAATCGACGTCGTGTTCGGAGTGCTGTTGTAAATCAACGCTCCCCGGGCCGTGATGGTCGCCGTGGTCCACGTCTCATCCGCAAAGTCGGTGAAGGCCGTAGTCCCGCTGGTCGTAGGGTCCACATTCGTCAGGGCCTGACCCCCCGCCACGTAGCCCGTGCCGCTGGTTTCGTCAGAGGCAGAGTAAGCCGTGGTGGAAGCGTCCAGGGTTGCCGCGGAGGTGTACAAAGCCATGTACATCGTGTCCGCGCCATTGGCGAAGTCGTGCGCGCCAAACAAGAGTTCTTTCTTGAAGGACGTACACATGTAATTGCCGCTAAAGGCCATGTCACAGTCTCCTTATGAGTTCAGCCAAGTCTTTATGGCCAGCGTCAACCAGCGCGTTATACGTGGTCGTCCGGTCACTGCGGATCGCTTGCCGCATGTAGTATTCTAGTACCTTAACCATCCTACGGCGAAAGGCCTTGGCCTGATCCCTGATGACAGGATTAGCGTCGTCGGAAATCGAAATAATCTTGTCCGCACAAAGGTCCGCCAGCTCTTCCGGCGTCATGCCACGGTTGTCCGTGGTGCGAACCTCAATCTGGAAATCGGGCGATAGTTGTATCGGGTCTATTTTCATTGTTTCGGCCTAATCACCATTCCCGTGCGGTACTCATCAGTCACTTCCTTCGCCTCCCCAAGCTGCTTGAGCGAGCCCAGCGCCTGGGTGAAGTTCTGGAAGTACATTTGCATCATGTCCTGCTCGCCCTTCATGAAGGTATACGCTTCCACAAGAGAGCCGTAAAGCATTGCCACGGAAGCGTTTTCGCTTAGCCAAGTCGTGCCTGAATCGGCACCTGCCGTCAGGCTGTTCGGGCGATAGTAATAGTGCAGCTCGGCGCTGTAGGAGCTGTCTGGCGTGGGGCCTAGGATAAAATAGCCGATGTCAAAAACGGCATAGTAGCGCGGCGCACCGGTAGTAGACGGATCGGGATTGAAGGTCTGGATGAAGTCCACGTCCTTGAAATCCACAAAGGTCTTGTTGCCGTCCCCGTCGGTAAAGGACAGAGAAAAAGGCGCCAGGAAGTCCGGTGGCACGGCCAAATACTGGTTTCCGGCAGACATGCTGCCCGCCGAGTTTTTCCGAAACAGACTGAGCTGGACGTTCTTTAGAATCTTCTCTTCCGTGTTTTTGATGAAGATCGGAAGATTGTTCACGAACGTCGTCTCGTCGTTCTCGGCGTAATCCTGAATGGCCTGCTTTAGCTCACCGTATGTAAAGCTCATGTCGTCACCGTTACGCTACCGACCTTGGCATAAACCACCGTGGGCCGCGGCGCAGGCTGCTCCACCGTGGGGACGCACACAAAGACGTCCAGAGGCTCGACGCGGTCCGGCCGAGCATTGCGCAGCGCTTCCGGGTCGATCACCTTGCGGAACGGCCCGAGCTGCGGGTGCTTCGGCTCCCACTCGTCCTTGCCGACAAGCAGCCCATTCCACTCTTTGCGCATATCCTTGTAACGATAGCGCTGGCCTGAGCGATCCGAAATCGCGTAGGCGTATTTGCCTGACGCAAACTTAGCCATCAGACTGACCTGAAATACTGGTACTGGGGCACAACATTGAAGGAGGCCCGGTCCCGGTCTTCTTGCATGGCCCGCTCAAACTCCTCTTCGTAGACCGCCTTCAGGAGCTGGATACGGTTCGGTGCGCGCTTCATGGCAATGTAGTAGGCCAGTCCGGCGGCGAGGCACGGGTAGAAGCGGAAGGGCATGTCCACCGTGTTGGTGTACGTGTCCGCATCGTCCATGCGCGTCAGGCAATCGTAAATGACCACGTCCGTGCTGTTCTCGGCCACGGGCCAGAGCTTGAGCACCGGAGTGCTTTGGCGATCCAAGAAGAATTGGTTCGGACGGCTCTGCGTGGTCTTGTTCGGGATGCTCAGGTACTCATCCCGGGACAAGCGCTCCAGAGCGTAGTCCGTGCCGTCCCGGCGCACCACCACGGAAAGCACGTCGATGACGTCGGCACTGAGCGTGTAATTCCCGGTGCCGGCGACCATCGTTTCCGACCGATTCTTGATCGTCCACTGGTTCAGACCCCGGTTCGCCCACTCGGCCAGCATGAGATTGAGCGAACGCTTTGCGGTCTTCATGTCGTACCCAGTACGAACCTCCAATCCACAACGCTCGAACGCCTCCTCAATGTAATCGGAGACGTCCAGCTCAAAGTCTTTGCTGCCCGAAGTAGCCATGATCAGTCTGCTTTAACCAGCTTGTAGCCCTTGGATTTAGCGGCTTTGCGAAGATCAGCGACGGTCATGCCGCCTTTCTCCATCATTTCAGGCTTCATCGCCATTCCGCCCCCACGCATTTTCTTGGGAGCACCGCCTCCACGCATTTTACGCGGCTTCATCGCCATGGTTGAGTCTCCTGTAGAGTTCCGTCCGCTTGGCAAAGAGTTCCTCGACGTCGTATTCGTCGAAGTACGTCTCATAGTAGCCCTTCTTGGCTAATTTGTCTGCGGCGTCCTGAACCTTGGAAAGCCGCTGAAGGAAGATTATCGCATAGGGCTCGTCTATGACATGGGTGAATGACTCATCGTCCAAGTATTCGTTTGGCTCATCCTCGGGGTGAAACCCCATGACCCAATAGTCCCTGTCTATGAAAAACCCGTTTGCGATAGCCTCGTTCAATTCATCCAGATAATCATGGAAGCGCTCAGGATCGGGGTCATAGTTGCGATCAACAACCAAAAGCACATCCAGAGTGTCTTCCCATTGAGACAGGCAGGAGTAGACCTCCTGATAATTCCGCTCATATTTGAATTTGAAGCCGACGCGCTCGTCCTGCCATGCTTTTTTGGCATAAGGACAGGCCGGAATGTTATTAAAAAAAGGGTTTTCGATCTCCAGAACGGTGGCCGACCACTCGCGAATCTCTTCAGCGATCTTGCGCTCATCGCCCGTCAAGAAGGCGGCCGCCTTCATACCCGCTCTACCGAGCCCTTGGTAACTTTGCGGCGATCCCCCAGGATAGACCCGCAGCCCCGGGCAACCACCCCGCCTTTACGCTTGCGCACTACCCGCGCTTTGCTAGTGTTTGCCACAACCTGCTTGCCTTTAGCGCCCTCTCGCTTCTTCTTGCGAGCTGTCGCAGCGCGCTCAGACTGACTAAGACTCTGCGCCTTGCTTCGAGGCAAACATCTATCTGGATTCTTCTTGTTTTTAGAAGTGCCACACGCGCCCGCGATATTGCCCGAGCTATCAATGCGTACCCATTCTTCATCGACCCAATCCTGAAGCTTACCCATCAACGGCCCCTCCGCTTCCCGCCCTTGGATTTCTTGGCGTAGTTGGGGTCTTTGCAATACTTGGACGCCGCCAGATTGGCGTAGGCGCTGGGGTAGGTGTCAAAAGTGCGCTTTGCCCAAGCCTTGCCTTCCGGGCAAATTTTGCTGCCCTTGCTCTTTTTGGACACCGCGCCGCCCTTGCGGAAATACGTCACGCCGCACTTGCTGGGCTTGGGGCCGGTGCGGACGGCAGGCATTACAGCGACTCCAGAAACTTTACAAGGACTACCGTAACTAAAGGCGCCGAGAAAGCCGCAAGGACAATGGCCCAAAGCCGGTTATCAAACTTGTCGATCTTTTTGTCCATTTTATCGAAGGCTTCGCTGTTCTCAGCAAGCTTTTCTTCGATGCGCTGATAACGCAAGCTGCACTCCGCCTCATGCTTTTCCAAGCGGCCAAGCAAATCTTTCATGGTCAAGCGAGAAGAGTCTAGCTCCTTCTTGCTACCACGCTTTGCAGCTCCAGTAGCGCGCACTGAACTTGTCTTTGGCTGAGGCACAGTTATGTCTCGCTCGAAAGTTACGCCGGCGGCCCGGCTGGTCCTTTTTGATTTCCATATTTGGATCGCCAAATCGGACAAGTTTGACTTCGCTTCCCTTTTTGGCGAGTACAGCAGACTTCTTAGACTTTCCAGGGGTGCGCTTAGGCTTATTGTATCCAGCAAAGGTTTCCCCCCTATACTTCAGGCGCCCCGAAGGCGTCCTCGTTACATCCTTAGTTGTCGCCATTTAACTTAGACTCATTAAGTATGTAAACAACATCAAAAGCAGCCGCGATGGCAATATCTGCCCCCGCGCTGTCCCCGATGCAACGCATCTCAAGGTCTGTCTTCTCCTCAAACTTCAAGGGGAAAGTGTAAACCTGACTGTGTCCAGATTCGGATTTAGCAAACTTGTCCTTAACCTGAAAAACCTCGCCAAAAGGGCGTGCTAAGAACGAGACTGTGGCGTACTTGTTGTTCTGAGTGGTTGCCACGGTGATGTCGGTCTGCGT